GATCAGAAAGCTGCAAACCGAAGAGAAGAAGAGATGCGTCTTGCAAAGCTTGAAGGTCGCATCTTGGAAGCAGAAGAGATAGTTAAACAAGAAGCACCTAAAGAGCCAGTTGCAGAAAAACCTGCACCTGCTCCGAAGAAGAAAGTTGCAGCTAAGAAAGCACCTGCTAAAAAAGCTGCCGCAAAAAAAGCACCCGCTAAGAAAAAATAGGAAAACACGATGAACCCAATCAAACGTCAAACATCTTTCAGTGACCCTAAAGTTTCAGACAGCAGTGTCACAATCAAAGACCAAGGCACTGTCAACTATGCGAAGACAGAGGATGTACCTAACCCTGGCGCACCTAAGCCATATGGCGCTGGTGAAATGCGAGGCGGTGGTGCTGCTCTTCGAGGTAAGAGGTTCTCAGGAGTCTACTAGTGGCTAGAAGAAGAGGAAGGTTTTCGGAAAGGATTCTTGAAAAAGCCCCTAGAAAGGGGAGAAAGAAGGTTTCTAAAAAGAAAACACCAAAGGTTGCTGCAAAGCCAAGGCTAATAGAAGACATACAGATAGAGATACCAGAGATAATTAATATCCCTGGTGTTGGACAGATAGAACTTCCAAAGGCAAAACCAAAGCCCAAACCAAAGGCGAAAGCAAAGCCTAAGCCTAAGCCTAAGCCAAAACCGAAAGCTAAAGCAAAAGTTAAGGCAAGACCAAAGCCAAAGCCTCGTCCTGTAAAACTTCCTGATATTTTGCAGGAAGACATAAGAATAACTCCCGGCATGCTTGAAGGTTTGATTGCCGAGCCTGTTGTAAAAGCAAAAGAAAAACCAAAGCCTAAGAAAGAAGTAAAGACACCGAAGAAAGGAAAGGTAAGAGAACGAGAAGATATTCGAGTTCCCACAAGAGAAGAGATCGATAAGGTCATCAAAGATCTTGACATCAAAATACCAGAGGTAATTAATATTCCTGGTGTTGGTCAGGTGACTATTCCCGCTGCTCCTAAGCCTCCTGTGGAAACTTCAGAAGGACCAGTTCCTAGACCGGGCAAGATAGTTAGTGGACCAGTTCTAACCACTCCAGGTGGACCTGGTGGAGGCTCAGGCGGAAGAGGTGGGATATTTGGAAATCGTCCTGACCCATCGAATCTTAGCGAACTAGACAAGCTCAAACAAAGATTTGACACGCTTACAAGCATGAGGTTTGTAAAAGATCCTGGTCCAGAACATTATCAGGCAATTCAAGATCTTGGTGATCAGATATATGCTTTAGATAAAAACTTTAAGAGTGAATATTACACTCCCTCGGCTGGGCCTAAACCTGATGTGGGAAGAGAACCTGCACCAGATTTACCACCTGCGCCTACGGCTCCGATAAGAGTTGATACAACGCCAAGGCCGACACCACCGCCTGAGCCAATGCCACCGATGCCACCACCTTTGGTGACTGTTGACGCATTCAGAGGATTTAAAGACTCATACAGGCCAGCAAACATCGTTGGGCAGTCTTTTGACCCATCTGTTCGGGATGATTACGAGAAGCAAATGCAAGCCGCTAGAGCAGCAATGATGCAACCCGGCGGTAACATAAGAGCGACTGAGTATCCAACTTATCAAACGCCAACCATGGCAGTGCCGCAAACACAGTTTGGTGGATATGGGCAACCAATGCCTATAGCGCCATTGCTTCCTTATGCAGGACTTGCAAGTGCAACAAGACCGGAACAAGTAACACAGCAAAGAGAACCCGCTAGTGGTGCTCGTGTTAATCCAGGCACAGGAAAAATAGAACCAGTTGGTATTGCACCAGATCCAAGATTATTAAATCTGCCGCCAGGTGTATCAGGTCCGATTAGGTAACAGATGGATTCAGTTGCACTCGCGTCTTACATATATAAAAAACTGAATCAATACGAGCAGGGACATGTAGACTATGTTACTTCTGGTAACATAAAAGATATGGAGGACTATAAATTTGTCATGGGTGAGTTATCAATGCTTCGCACCCTACGACAGGATCTAAAAGAAGCGTTGCACATACAGGGAGATGAACTCGATGAGTGAGCCAAAACTGGACACTATCGCAAAACCGTCCGTTACGGATGCATATGTTAGCGAAGAAGAAAGGGTCTTAGACCCCACCGTGTTAGATAAATCACTGGTTGAACGAATGCCTGACCCTTCTGGGTGGAGACTTCTGGTCTTACCATACAAGGGAAAAGGTATCACTGATGGCGGTATACACCTTCTTGATTCCACTGTGGATAAAGAAAACCTAGCCACATCAGTGTGTTATGTATTGAAGGTTGGTCCTTTGGCTTACAAAGATGATACAAAGTTTGAGGGCATACCATGGTGCAAAAAGGGAGATTGGGTGCTTATTGGTAGGTACGCAGGAGCTCGTTTCGCACTAGAGGATGATCATGAAGTCAGAATTATTAATGATGATGAAGTGATTGGAACAATACTAAATCCAGACGATATTAAATCTGCATAGGTGAAAACATGGCTGAAGAAACACTAACCGAAGCTCTGGCTAATCTTAACGATGAGAATATTGAGAAAGCCTCGCTTCCAGAAAACAGAAGAGTAGAAGAAGAAACATCCGAAGAGGTCGCAGTTATTGACCTAGATGAAGAGGATGTTCAAGAAATAGAGCCGATTACAGAAGATGTAGTCAAAGAAGACTTTGATGCAAAGCCGATAGATGAAGATGAAGAATTATCTGAGGCAGAGCGCAGAACAAGAACTTCTCAGGACAGAATAAACAAAGCTGTCGCGCAAGCAAAAGAGTTTCAGCGAAGAGAACTACAAGCTTTGCAGTATGTAAAAGAACTGCAGGAACAGAACAAAAACCTTTCGGGTCAACTACTTAGTTCTCAACAATCATCATCTCAAGAGAATATGCGCCTTCAAGAGGGGTATAGAGATGAGTTTGAGACTAGAGTAGAAACTCAGGCGCAAGCTGCAAAGAATGCTTACAAGACTGCGTATGAGTCTGGTGATCCAGACAGAATGGCAGATGCTCAACAACTTATTGCACAAGCAGAAGCTGATCGAGCAGCACTAAACAAGTACAAGCAGGATTACGAAGAATATAAAGTTAAATACCAGGAGTGGCTAGAGGACCAACAAGCCAGCCAGGAGCAAAAATTTGAAGATCTTCAACGTGAACAAGGTCTTACTAATCCTGTTTACGGGCAACCACAGAATCAACCTGTCTATCAAGAGCCTTCTGCAAGAGCTCAACAGTGGGCAGAAGAGAATGAATGGTTTGGAACTGACCAAGCAATGACTGATCAGGTTATGGCAATCCATAATCGATTAGCTGCAACGCAGATTGACTTGGAATCAGATGAATACTATTCTGAAATTAACAAGCAGATGAGGGAAGCTTTTCCTCATAAGTTTGATATCGCGGGGGATGAAACTAACGTCCAAAAAGTAGTCTCCGGATCGCGCACAACTGGAACTGGACGCAATCAAAATAATCGTAGGATTGAGTTGAGTCCTAGCGAACAGCAACTTGCTAAAAGGCTAGGAGTACCATTCAAGGAATACGCAAAACAAAAAATGAGGTTACAGAGATCATGAGCGAAGAAACAAAGACAGGATCTAATAGAACTCCCAGAAGTGCTTCTTCACGGTCAACTAAGGCTGCAAGAAAACCATGGACTCCACCTCAAATTCTGGAAACGCCTCCTGCTCCTGCCGGTATGAGATACAGGTGGATTAGGACGCATATTCGAGGAGAGGATGATAAAACCAACGTACACATGAGGCTTAGAGAAGGCTTTGAGCCTGTTAAGCCCTCAGAAGTAGAAGGCTATGACCTACCAACTATTGATGATGGTAAGCATGCTGGAACAGTGGGTGTTGGTGGATTGATACTCTGCAAGATTCCAGAAGAGACAGCAGATGAGCGTAATGCTCATTTCGAGCAGCAAACCGAAAATCAAATGAGAGCAGTTGATAACGATTTGATGCGAGAGGAGAACCCTGCGATGCCCATGACGAGAGAAAGGAAAACGCAGGTTTCGTTTGGAAAAGGTAGAACTTAATCTTTTTGATTGTGTTTATTTTTAGGAGGCAACGCGATGGCTAATAATGATGCCGCATTTGGCATGCGTCCATCCAGAATGATAGGCGGTGGCGTCTATACTGGTGGACAAAGCCGATATCGAATCGCTGCAAACTATGGCACAAGTATCTTCCAGGGCGACATGGTTGCCCAGGTAACCGGAGGCGGTATTGAAGTACACGCTGACGGTGGAACTGTGCCGATTGTAGGCGTTTTCAATGGTTGCATGTACACGGACCCCACCACCAGTGAGCAAGTGTTCAGCAACTTTTATCCAGCAAGCACAAACGCTTCTGACATCATTGCATTTATCATTGATGATCCGAATGTCGTTTTTGAAATCCAAGCAGACGATACGTTCCCAGTAGCTGACTTGTTCGGCAACTTCGATATTGTCTACACTTCTTCTGGAAGCACCGTAACTGGTATTTCTGGTGCGGAACTGGATGTAGCAACTGGCGCAACTGGTACGAGTTTGCCACTGAAAGCAATTGATATCTCAGGTGACCCTGAGAACTCAGATGTTGCTTCAGCAAACACCAACGTATTAGTTGTTATTCAAAACCATATATTTGGCGTTAAAGGCGCTGGATTAGCTTAGGAGGATAACTAATGGCTATTTCAAGAGCACAGTTAGCCAAAGAGCTAGAGCCAGGACTCAACGCTTTATTTGGCATGGAGTATGCGCGTTATGAAAACGAGCATGCTGAGATCTTTGAGACAGAAGCTTCTGACAGAGCGTTTGAAGAAGAAGTCTTAATAGTTGGATTCGGCAACGCTGAAACCAAATCGGAAGGTCAATCTGTTAACTACGACAGTGCAAGTGAAGGTTTCACAGCGCGTTATACGCATGAAACTATCGCTCTAGGCTTCGCGTTAACGGAAGAAGCAGTCGAGGATAATCTCTATGACCGCCTTGGCGCACGTTATACGAAGGCTTTGGCCCGAAGTATGGCTCACACCAAGCAAGTTAAAGCTGCTAACGTATTGAACAATGCGTTTAGCTCTAGCTTTACGGGTGGTGACGGAGTGTCTTTGATCA